GTGTAGTACTCTTACCGAACAAGGAAAGAGAAGTTATACTAGAGGGAGAGAATTAGATGGCAGTACCGGCAGCAGCAGCAGTAGTTCTAGCTTTTATAGCTAGAGTAGGTGGCCCTTACGCCATAAAAAAGGCTATAAAGAAATTTGGTAAGAAGGCTGTACAAAAAGCTACCAATAAGATGACGTATATAGGTAAGGAAATTGCTAAGAAATCCAAGTCATTCAAAGATACGAAGATAGCGAAGGAATCAGCTAAGATACAAAAGAAGTTGAATTTATCTAACAAACCTCCGTTCTATAGGAGACTAGAAAAAGGCGGAAACGTAAAGAAATATGCAGGGGGAAGTATTGTGCGGAAACCTAGGAGTTACTAATGCCAAAACTAACACCCTTACAAAAGATAAAAAAAGAACTAGAAAAACTAGAAGCCTTACACGCAAAGGAAGAGGCGATAGTTGAAAAGATTGAAGAAGTTATTGACGAGGCTGAAAACGAGGAGTAGATTCCTAACGGAAACCCAAGTATTAGATGAACCTAATAACAACAAAAGATAACAGATTTAGACAATGGATAAAAGAGAATTACAGAGTAGACCCCAACGAATTAAAACCACCGGAATTGCACGATAAATTTATCGTATACCTAGCATGGAAGAAAGCAGAACAACCACCCAACACGAAACAAGAAAAACTTCAACAATACCCTACGGATACAAATTAGATGACAACAAGAAGACGCTATTACCCATCCCAGAAGAGCTTACGGCTTATAGAAAAGCAAAAGATTATCTACAATCTTGCTCTTATCGGGAAGTTGCTACTTGGCTATCAGCCACGACAGGACGTACCATATCAGCTCAAGGGTTACGAAAAAAGGTCTTAGGAGAAAGGAATGGCGGGTAATATTAAAGAACCAAAAATAAAAGAAATTGAACTTGATAAGAATTTAAAGAGTTTAATAAAAAAAGGATTGGTTATAAAAGTTAAAGGTGGATATATTCTGTCCCCATTAGGGATGAAGTTATTTGGAGGAAAAAATGGTAAGCCTAATAAAAAAGGTGGAAAAATTAAAACTTATAAAAAAGGCGGGAAAGCTAAGTGAATGAAGTACCACCTCCTAAACCTAAAAGGCAATACAACTACAGTATTTCTACGAAACTTAGGAAAGCGGCTCAGAAGAAGCTACGCCAAGCTAAGAGGACAACTGAAAACAAGGTAAAACAGGTAAAAAGACAGCGAGACAAGGTTAGGTTCATAGAAAAAGGACTTAAAAAGATAGAAGGAACCTTAAATGGTAGAAATCCGGCTGCTTTAACTGAGGATGACATAAAAACAGCACCAAAAGTACTGAAGGAACACTTAGAAAAAGAAAATATAGTATTTCAACCCAATATTGGGCCACAAACAGATTTTTTAGCCTCTCCGGAACGTGATGTTCTGTATGGAGGTGCAGCAGGCGGTGGAAAATCATACGCTCTACTAGCTGATTTACTTAGGTACGCTCATTTACCCGACCACAGGGCTTTGTTAATTAGACGAACTCTCGATGAATTAACAGAGTTAATTGATAAAAGCAAGCAATTATATCCTAAAGCATTTCCGGGGGCAGTATTTAAGGAATCAAAATCCATGTGGATATTTCCTAGTGGAGCTACCGCTTGGTTTTCTTATCTAGATAGAGACAAGGATGTTACAAGATATCAAGGACAAGCTTTTAATTGGATAGGTATAGATGAAATAACACACTATCCTACTCCTTATGTTTGGGAGTACTTACGTTCACGATTAAGAACGACAAATGAAGAAGTAAAGCCTTATATGAGGTGTACAGCCAATCCCGGCGGTGTAGGTGGATGGTGGGTAAAGAAAATGTATATTGACCCTGCTCCTCCACATGAAACATTTGCAGCTAGGGATATAGATTCAGGCGATATTTATAGATGGCCTGAACAACATGAGAAAGCAGGACAACCTCTTTTTCAACGAAAGTTTATACCTGCTAGATTAACAGATAATCCTTACTTGATGCGGGATGGTCAATACGAAGCGATGCTTCGTTCCTTACCGGACGTAGAAAGAAAAAGATTACTCGATGGTGATTGGGAAGTTGCGGAAGGTGCAGCTTTTCCGGAATTTATGCGTTCTACTCATGTAGTAGAACCATTTGAAGTTCCTATAGGATGGCAACGAATGCGTTCTGGTGATTACGGATACGCCTCTCCATCTTGTATATTATGGGGTTGTATAGATTTTGATGGTAATATCTATATTTATCGTGAGTTGTACAATTCGGGATATACAGGTGATGTATTAGCTCGTCTTATACTAGAGATGGAAAGAAATGACCCTGAGATGTTTTTATCTGTACTCGATACAAGTTGTTGGAATAAAACAGGACTAGGCCCAAGCATAGCAGAAACTATGTTTAGGAATGGTGCTCGTTGGATTCCGGCTGACAGGGATAGGGTATCAGGAAAAGTGGAAGTTCATAGGCGATTAGCGATGAACCCATTAACAGCAGAACCAAGATTAAAAATATTTAGTACGTGTACAAATCTAATACGAACTTTAGCTAGTATACCGACTTCCAAAACTAATCCAGAGGATGTAGATACAAAAGCGGATGACCATGCTTATGACGCATTACGATACATGATTATGACACGACAATCTAACCAACCAACACTTAATACTGCACTTAATAAAATAAAAAATAAAGTACAGTATGAACCAAGTGATTCAGTTTTTGGGTATTAGGTAATATTCAAAGAAAATAAGTAAATACATAAAAAGGAGAAAACTATGCCACAGAATGATTATAACTATGGTAAAGCTTATATTTGGAAACAGGACAAGGAAAAATGGAATAGACCTGATGCTCCACTGACACGCTTCAAAAAAGATTTTGACGCGCATGGCGGAACAGGACAGCCTAAACAATTCATTCAAGCTGTTCCAACTAAAAAAAGTGAAAAACTAAGTTCTAAAATTATGAATGCAGATAAAGAAAAACCGTTAAACGGTAATAGCAACGATTAATTATAAAGGAAAATATGGCGGATATTAAGCAAGGAACAGACCAAGCTTCAACTATGCCATCAGAAGAACTACCCGGAATTATTGGGTATGTAACAAATAAGTATACAGAATCAAAAACTTCTCGTCAAACACATGAAGCTAGATGGTTACGTGCTTATAAAAATTACAGAGGTGTCTATGATAGCACCACTCAATTTCGTGATAGTGAAAAAAGCAAAGTCTTTATTAAGATAACAAAAACAAAAACACTGGCTGCTTATGGTCAGATTGTTGATGTTTTATTTGCTAATAAAAAATTTCCGATAACAGTTGAACCTACACCTGTACCAGAAGGTATAGCAGAATACGCACACCAAGCAGTACCGGGTGAAGAACAACTACAATCTCCGTTTGGGTATAAAGGTGATGGTAAAGAATTACCTCCGGGTGCTACCGAAGCTATTGCTCCTATGGATAAATTAGGTGGATTAAAGAATAAATATACCGGTGCTACTATTTTAGAAGGAGCAGGAAGATTACCTAATCAACCACAAATATCTCCGGCTAAAGAAACTGCATTACGTATGGAAAAAGTTATTCACGACCAGTTATTAGATAATAACGCTGTTAATACTTTACGTCATTCTATATTTGAATCTGTTTTATTAGGTACAGGAATTGTTAAAGGCCCATTAAATTACAATAAAACTGTTCATAAATGGACAGAAGATAAAACTTATATTCCTTATGATAAACTAATTCCTAAAATTGAAGCAGTATCATGTTGGGATTTTTTTCCTGACCCTGCGGCTACAAGTCTAGGAGATTGTGATTATGTAATACAACGACATAAATTTACTCGCTCCCAGTTGCGTGACTTAAAAAATATGCCTTTTTTTGATGAAGAAGCAATTGAAAGTTGTTTGGCTATGGGTGGTAATTACAATACAGAATATTATGAAGATATTATTCAAACTTATGACAAGCAAAACTATGGGGAGGGAGTAACTTCTGATAGATTTGAAGTGTTAGAATACTGGGATGTTTTAGATAAAAGTCTGTTGGAACAAGTTGGTGCTGATATACCTTCCGATATGGAAGAAATTTCAGAAATGCAAGTTAATGTTTGGGTTTCTAATACACAAATTTTACGAATAGCGATAAATCCATTTACACCACAACGCATACCTTATCAAGCTTTACCTTATGAAATAAATCCTTATCAATTATTTGGTGTAGGCGTTCCTGAAAATATGGAGGATGCACAATTACTTATGAATGGACACGTTCGTATGGCGATTGATAACTTGGCACTGGCGGGTAATTTGGTTTTTGACGTGGATGAAGCGTCACTGGTACCGGGACAGAATATGGATATATTTCCCGGAAAGATTTTTAGAAGACAATCAGGTGTAACAGGAACAGCTATCAATGGATTAAAGTTTCCTAATACGGCACCAGAAAATTTACAGATGTACTTACAAGCTAGACAACTAGCTGATGAAGAAACAGGAATACCTTCTGTTATGCATGGTCAAACAGGCGTATCAGGAACAGGAAGAACAGCATCAGGATTATCTATGTTACTGAGTGGAGCAAATCTCTCCATAAAGACAGTGATGAAAAATATAGACGATTATCTATTAAAACCATTAGGTGAATCTATGTTTCAATGGAATATGCAATTTAATACAGATAATCCAGAAATAATAGGAGATTTAGAAATTAAACCTAGAGGAGTGGCTAGTGTAATGCAGAAAGAAGTTAGGTCACAAAGACTAACAGCATTACTACAAACCGTTGCTAACCCTATGTTAGCACCATTCATTAAGATACCTAATCTAATTAGAGAATTAGCTATAGCACAGGATATAGACCCTGAATCACTAGTGAATGACATGAACGATGCAGCAATATTTGCTGAAATGTTAAAAGGATTAAATGCAGCACAACAGCAAGAAACTACTGGAGAAGCTCAAGCCCCTAGTCAACAGCAACCAATGGGAGGCTCTCAAGGAGCACCTACAAATGGAGCAGGACAAGACCCATCAGGCGTTGGTAATGGCACAATCGGAACAGGAAATGTTCCGCAATCAGGGG